GGTAACTATAAAGGTCTTTTAGTAAGGTAGTCGAACCGTTAAAGAAATCTATTTGACTTGTTTGTCCGTTGTATTTGTAATGCTTGCCGGCTTCAAGCCCTTGCATCTTAGCAACTTGAAAGAAGGACACAAGAGTAGTTTCCTTGAGCGTCTTTAATACTGCACGTCCTATAAGTCCTCTTGTATTTGGATATTTTAAACGTTGCTTTAATTGCCAATAACAACCTAGCGCAGTTTTTCCACCACCAGCGCCACCACCGAATAAAATTTCGTTTGTTGTTTTATCCTCGAGTAAATCGAGTGCAATAGTTTGTTTTATGGATAGTTCCATTTTATAACGAACCAGTATTTTGTACGTAAGTTTTCTTTTCTTCCCAATTAATATTAATACCACCTGTTAGTTCCACTTCCGTTGATTGCTTTGCTCTGCCCTCTAGTCTATCCATAAGTTCTTGGTATGCCCTTAAATCGCCTTTAAATGCCTTTTGAAGTACAACTAGGTCTAATTGCTCGGCTACCGTAAATTCTTCTTTTTCGCCTGTTATTGGGTTTGTCTTTACTTGCACCAATTCTAATAAACGCAATAAACGCGTCTTGCTATTGGGTACACCTTTTGGGCGACCTGGTCCACCTGGTTTCCCTTTCTCAAATGGTTTAAGATTTTGTTCGTTTGCCATATTTTCTCTTTTTTCTCACTTTTTACAAAGGTACTCCGTTCTTCTTGATTACCAATGTTGGGTCTAATTTTCTCATTCGGTCAACTATAACTTGGCAGTATTTTGGATCAAGTTCAGTTCCGTAGCATTTACGTTTAAGTTGGTGCGAAGCAACCATAGTTGAACCTGAACCTAAAAAACCATCTGCCACCAATTGACCTACTTTAGATGAATTTTCTATTAATGGAGCTAATAATTTAATTGGCTTCATTGTGGGGTGTACATCGTTTCTTGAAGGTTTATCGCAATGAATTATTGTAGTCTTTTGTTTATCTGAAGTAATTTCTTTGATAACATCTAATAGTTCTTTTTTATTTAATTTTCTATAATCTACCTCATCTTCAATTACTGTTGTTTTAGTCCTGTCTTCAGTAAAGTAATGCGCTGCTCCTTCTTTCCAACCATAAAGGCAAGGCTCATGCTTCCAATGATAATCTTGTCTGCCCATAACTAATGCATTTTTAACCCAAATTAAACATTGCTTTAATAAAAGTCCTGAGTCTTTAAATGCTTGTCTAAAATTAGCACCTTCACTATCAGCGTGCCAAACATACCAAGCACCACCTGGCTTTGTATATGAACCTAATGCAGTATAAAAATCATATAAAAATTGATAGAAATTATCATTGCTCATTTCGTCATTCATAATCTTTAATCCTGTTCCACCTTCATAATTAACATTATAAGGAGGATCGGTCATAACCATGTCTGCTAATTCATTATTAAATATTTTAGCCCATGTATCAGTTTGAGTTGAACTACCACATAAAAGTTTATGCTCTCCAATTTCAAATATATCTCCTTCAACAATATCAGTAGTTATCGTTTCTGGTATTTCATAGTCATCTTCTTCTGCTTCAATAATTGTATCTTCTATATTCAAATCAGGAATATCTAAACCCCATTCTTCTAATTGTTCAAAATCATATGTGTTGCTTAATGCATCCCAATCCCATTCTCCATAACCTACGTTATCTTTTACTATAAATTCTTTCTTTTGTTCTTCGGTTAAATCTTTAGCTTGAACTACCGGTACATCAGTTAGTCCAGCTTCCTGACAAGCCTTTAGCCTCATATTGCCACCTAATACAATATTATTCTCGTCTATAACAATCGGTCTTAGTTCTAGCATTTGGGGAAAATCCTGTATAGACTTTACTAACTGTTTAAACTTATTATCCTTTATTATTCTAGGATTGTTTGGGTTTGGTTTGATTTGTGTTATTAGCATCTTCCTTGTCTATTATACGGTTTAGTCGGTTTATCTTTAGGGCCAGTAGTCTTTTTGTATTTACCACATTTCCTTTTACCAAAGGTTACCTTGTTGCTATTGTTTGCTTTTGCCATAATATTTGTTTATATAATCAGCTACAAAGTTAAAGGCTTCTTCTTTAGTTTCGCCATATACAAAATGATTTATTTCATCTATTACAAAAGTATATCCAAAATAACCATTAACAGGCTTGGTTTCTTTTATAGTGTCGTATATGTTACTTGTATTGCTCAATTATTTCATTTAATTCAGCTCTGCTCCATTTCTTTACTAATCTATGTTGCTGCTCTAACTCAATTACTTTTCTTTCACCTACTTTGTCAATTAGGTTTCTTCGGTAGCCTATTAAGTGGAATTGGTCAAATCCATTGCAACTTTTGCACTCTCCGTTTACGTTATACTCGTCAAATCGTAAAGCTGAACTTCCCTTAATTGGAACGTAGTGGCCGGCATCCATAACTGAAATATCCTTTGTTTGCCCACAACTAATGCAAGTAAAATATCCGTCTCGGCTATCTCTTTGCCTAATATAAGAATTGAATATCTTTTGAGCCTTTGCAGTTAGTTTAGGGATTGTTATTAATGCCATATTGCAAAATTAGGTTATTTAACAACACGGAAGCATACAATCCGGCCATTTACTTCAAAACGTTTCTTTTGGATGGGGTTAAGTCCTGATCTAATTGCATACTCACTTAAACCACTTACTCTTTTTGCGTAAGCTATTGACTTAAATACTGTTTCTTGTTTTGTTTCTATATCTATCATTTTAATTGGTCTGCTATTCGCAAGCCCCTTTATCTCTCCACTCATAATCTTTAATAAATTTAATTAATAACGCTAACGCATACAATAATATCGCTAACGGCACACTAATAATAAAAAACTTAATGTATTTCATTGTCTTCATTTTCGCTTCCAAATACATAAATGGTTGAACATAATGCAGTAAATATTACTACGCATAAAAAGCCTAATAGGAAATTCATAGGTTATTTGTTTTGGTTATAGGTTTGGTTGTAGTATTGTTCTGCTTGGTCATTTGTCCATTGAGTATGTGGATAATTGTCAAAAACTCTTTGACCTTCAATATGTGCATCTATTATCTGTTCTTTTTCTTTTAATAAATGTAATGGATAAAATTCAGCAAAATGTTTTTTAAAAGCATCAGGTTTATATTCTCCATTTTCAAATAAATAATACCTTTCAATTAATTCTTGCATTGCTGTTTTCATAGTTGATTGTTTTTACGGTGTGTCCAGCGTGAACCTAAATTGTTTTCTTTTGCCAATCTATATACAGTTCTTTCGCTTATTCTTAATTCAATTACTATATCCGTTACTGTTGGATACTTATTAGTGTTTAACCATCTCTTTTTTAGTTCTTTAGTGTAAAGATTTTCTAGGTTTAAATCCTCGCCTTTGTACTCTATATTAGGGTACTTCTTGCAAATGTGATTATATAGTTTGTTACTCATAATTGGTTTAATGCCCCCACTTTTATAACTAACACCCCTGTTAATAATAATTTTTAGTGAGGGCAATGTTTTATTCTTTTATTAAAGTTGTTTTTATTTGTTCTGCTTTAGGATTATAAACCCAAAGTATAATAGGTCTTTGTATTAATTCATTTAATTTAATTTTTTGTTCAATAGGTAAATCAACTGGGGACTCAACTATTAGAATTTCAGTAAAAGGTATTTTTACAATTTCAGTTTTATAATCACTTGTGGTTATTATATTTTTAAACATATTATTTTGTTTTTAAATAGTTTAGCATTGCGTTCCTGTTGGCTTCTTTGTCAATGTCTTGGCTTGTTCGGTTACTATCTCCCATTGCTTTAAATTGAGCGTGTGCCTCTTCTTTACCGTTCATAAAGTCTAAATGCCTTTGCTCCCTGTATTTTTCCAGCATCTCAAAGAATGTAGGCATATCCATACGGTCATAAACTTTGCCGTATTTGTATTTAATCATTCCTTCAAGAAATAACAGTATATCCTGTATAGCTAGTTGATCTTGCTCAGCTTCTTCAATTAAAGAATATGCTAACTGCATTATTTGCTCAGGTGTCATTGTAACCCTTAAATTGAAATTATTTAAAGCCTTAGTTATTGCAATAGATAAAACATTTGTTATTTTATCAATTCCGTACAATTTAGCCAATGCCGGAAGCCTTTCGCTTACTGGAACTAATTCAATTACTTTCATTGGTAACGGTTCGCCTTTTTCTTTATACCGGCACATTTCATTAAATAATTCTCCACTATTGCCTTTCACTAAAGAATTTAATACTTGCTTCGTGTAACTGTTGTCCGGTAATTTTTGGAGCGACCCTTGAGGTTTGTGTAGTATTTCTAGTAATGATTTCATCGTTAAAGCATTTTTGGTTTAAATATGTTGTGGGATGTTTTCTATATGTTTTATCAGGTGTGGATTGAACATAATCTTTAACGGTTTGTAAAGCTAAATCTTTTTCTTGCTCATTTAACTTTTGCCACGATTTTTTTGCCTTTTCTTTTGATATTTTATAATCATACCATATCCACCAATCTTCAAACTTCCAATCCAATATTTCAGTTTTAGTTTTAGTTCTATTTATAGTTTCATTTATAGTTTCAGTTTCAGTTTCCATATGCTTAGCATATGCTTTGCTAGTGCTTTCGTTTTTAGGTGATTTAGCGTTATTTCTTCTACTTTCGCTAAATTTTTGCCTTCTTACTGTTTCATTATACATTCTTTCATTGTAAAATAAACCATCTTCTACTTTAAATTTGCACCATATCTCGTCGTCATATGCTTTGCATATGCTTAGCATATCCTTTTCAGTTAATTTGCCTTTTTGATGCTGAAGGCATAAAAGCCTAATGTACTTTCCAACCTGTTCATTTGACATTGTAAAAGTCCCACTTAAAAAATCGCTAGTATAAAATAATACGGCAGGGTCTTTGCTCATAAATAAAAAAGGCTCTCGGCGTCCACCCCAGTCAGATTAGGGTTTCAGCTTTGAGCCAATAAGTTTAGTATTAGGTATCTGACACCTGTTGCAAATATAACTTATTTTTCCATTAATTCAAATTCATTAATGGCTTTAAATATCTCATAAGCTACTTGAGGAACTATTGCGTTACCGTAAGCTTTTATGCTTTCGTTTCGCCATTTAGAAAAGGTAATTCCGTCCATTGTTCGGGAAATCCCATCATTTCCCCCACAAATCGGGGGTTGAGTTGGGAATTTTTCCCATCTTCCGAATTCATTGTTGCCCAGCTTCCTAAATCGTTCGTTTCTCCTCTGCCCCTTTTTATCAATGCTTCCCTGCTCCCACTTCCCCTGCAATCCGAAGCCGTTGGAGTTGGCAACATTTTCGCATCTGCTAATTGTACTAAATGTATCCCAAATGAAGTCCCTGTTGTATGACTTATATTCTTGCCATTCACTAAAGGTCTTTGTTTGTGGCTGTCTAATGTTTTTGGAGTAGGCAACAAACCAAGTTCTATATCTTTGGTGTGGAGCGTTGACACCTGCAGCTGGAAGTATGTACGATTGTACTTCGTACCCTTCAGCTTCCAATTCAATTTGCACCTCTTCGAATACCATTCCCCCATTCCAATTAACAATGCCGAGAACGTTTTCGCCCACGACCCAACGTGGTTTAACTTCTCGAATTGTTCTAAGCATTTCCGGCCATAGGTGGCGTTCGTCTGCTTTTCCAAGTCGTTTCCCGGCTTGTGAGTAGGGTTGACAAGGGAAGCCTCCTGTGAGGACATCAACGGTTCCTTCGTGAATAGTGAAGTTTGTTTTAGTAATGTCATTGTAAGATTTTGAATTAGGAAAGTGGTGGGCTAGAACTTTTTGTCCAAATGGGTTCCATTCGCAATGAAAAATATTTTTCCATCCTGCCCATTCAGCTGCAAGGTCGAACCCACCTATTCCACTAAATAATGAAGCGTGTGTTAACATAGCTTATAACTTGCAAATGTCTTGCCTTCTTTAGTTACATATTTAGTTGCAATTTTCAAGCCTTCATCCCTTAAATTCTTTATTCTAGCTGATAATCTAAAGCATCCAAATTTGTTTAAAGCGTCTAATGGAGTGATTGATTTGCCTTTGGTTAAATAGGCTTTGATTTGTTCGTTTTGTGTTTTCATAGTTGGTTTATTTTAAAATGGTAAATTTTGATCCTCGTTTTCCTGTTGGTTAACTGGTGTTGAGTACTCTTTTTTAAATTCTGCCTTTGGCTTGTAATCATTAGGGATAATGTTAAAGTCCGGCTGCTTCTCCTCTTTTTTATAAGGATTTTGCCACATTGAATAACGTTGCCCATTGATAGTAAATTCAATTACTTCGCCTTTTGAGGTAGCCTTTTTCCAAGCTCCTATTTTTTGCTTTTCCATTTTTATTTGTTTAAAGTGATTACGTAAGATTGTTTATAAGATTTCAAAGGTATTGCACCACGCTCAAACTTTTTGCCATTTTCTTCTATTTCCTTTTGCTCGGCTTTTAAAATGTCGATTTGCGCCTGTAATTCTGCCCATCTAGGGGAATAGGAAGCATAATCGTACGTTTGAGTGTCTTTAAGGCTTATAGCGGCTCCTAAATGGTCGTATTTGCCTTTTGGGCATTTGTCTAAGAACTCTATAATATGCTCTTCACTTTTAGCTCTTAACGTCTTAGTGAAGTTTTCCATTACTGAAATCTTAACGGCTATATCTTCGGCTTTCATTGTGCCTTCGGATAATTCATTGGCAACGTTTTGAGCCAATGTATCTATTTCGCTTTTAGAGGGTGCGATTTCCCAAATTGCTAGAGTGTTCATTTTATAAATGGTTTTTTTTACTTGTAAATAATGCTTGAATAGCTGGGTTTATTAATTCCTTGTTTAAACTGTGTAACTTGGCTAATTCCTGAACGTTTTCGCAGAAGTCAATCGCTAGTGTTAAATCAGTAGCGTTCTTGTGCTTCTTTAAATAAGCCGGCAAAGCCATTTCAGTTTCTCCTTCTGCATCAGTGTCTTTGTCAGTTACTAACCCAAAGAATGAGGCTAAAGCGTATCTCCTATAATACGTTATACCTGAACCCAAAGATTGGTATTCGTTCATTCCCCTTAATACAACTTGAGGGATTGTAACCTCGCTGCTAATTGTTTCGCCTGTTTCGGTGTGGAAAACAATCGTCTGCAATTTGTCATCCTGAAGGGGTTGAACAAAGCCTAGTTTGTGCTTCTTTAATAATGGCATAATAACCTTAAAGATTGCCGGCAAATCAGCATACGTGTAATTGTGTCTAGTAGTCCCTTTATGGATTACAGGGCATTCTTGTTGAAAATCTGCAATAGCCTTGTATAGTTTTAGGCTCTTACGAAATTCGTTTTTTTCTTCATTCATAGCGTTGAATTTTGGTTAAATAATAATTAAAAATAAAGGTATTTTGTGAATAAATCAAATAATTTCCAATAATTTTTTTACTTCCTCTTTATAGTCGTTTTCGAACTTTAGGCTTAACACTTCGTCTATTGTTTTAATAGCGTGAATTATGCTGGTATGGTCGCGATGGAACATTCTGCCAATCTCTTTTAGCGTAAGCCCTGTTCTGCGTCTTAATAAATACATAGCTATAAATCTAGCTTTAATGTAACCCCTTACTCTACACTTACCCTTAATTTGTGCGTGTGTTAGTCCGTAAAAGTCGCAAATTTCATTTATTATCTTGTTTGCGTGCTTTTGGTCGTTGTAAAGGGATTTGTCCAATTTTCGGCTCGGTACTGTCCAATAACTCATTTTGTAGTTGTTTTATTTGTTTTCTTAATAATTCGTTTTCTAGTTCTAATATTTGTATTTCCCTAATTAAGGAACGTTTATCGTCTATATAACTCATAATTTTTTAGGTTGTTCAAGTGATTTATAAATAATTGAATTGTGGGAAGGTGCAGCAAAAACTAATGTTCCATATCTATACATCATTAAACTACCATCTTTTGACTCAATATTTGTAGCTGAAACTTTAATTGGCTCTATATATTCTGCGAGTCTAACTTCATAAACAATTAATTCAGGTATTGATATTTCTTCTGCTTTTTCTTTTGGTGTCATAGGAAAGTATTTATAGGTAACATAAATTGATCGGTTATTTCGTACAAATCAAGGATAAGCCAATGATAGCTTTTAAGTATTCTTTTTTGCACGTGGTTCATCCTGGCAATTTTAATAAGAATATCCTCTTCTTTTTGCATTAAGCGTATTGGGTCGTCCATTGTACCCTTGCGCCAAGTAGCTAAATCCTTTTGAAATAGCTCTTGTCTGCGTTGCGCTTCCTTTAATAACTCTAGTAAGCAAGTTGCTCGTTTGTGCAGTTTTAATTGTCTGCCTTGATAAATTAGTGTCATAGTGGTTTATTTATTGGTTATCTTCAAATGCTAGTGTATAGTAACGGTTAGCATCGCCTCTACCGTCATTGCCATCTCCGGCATTGTAAGCGTTTTTTATTTCACGCTCAAAATAAATATCAATGTCGTTAAGGAACTCAATTAAATCAGCTCCTATATGATATTCCTTTTGTTGCATAAATTGCTTAATTAATTGTGCTGGTGTTTTCTTATACTGTGCCATTAATAAATGTTTTTAAGGATTATTAATAAAGTTCCACAAGAAGTGAATTTTCTTTCAGTTACGATAAAATATTCGGTTTTATCGTTAATGTTTAAGTTAACTTGGTCGCCAATTATAGGAACAATTTCGACCTCGTATTCCGGCTTTACAATTTCGTCATTGGGTAAATAAAATCTTACAAGTTGTTTCATAGAATTAAAGTTTAAATAATTTTAAAAATTTGTAATAAATTGTTCTGCTTCTCTATAATAATCAAAAAATGTTTCTTCGCCATCTTCAGGATTAGTAACTAAAAATTCTACTGCACCACCCATTGACGAACATATTGTAATACCGTTTTCTAATGCGATATAAACATATCCAGAATATTGATTAAATCCAATACCACCTTCCATAATATCTTCTCCAATAGAAGCATATTCTTTAAAACAATTACTTAATCCCATTGCTTCACAATAAGCAATTGAAGAATTACAAAATCCATTAATAATTAAATCTTGTTTCATAGCGTTAAAGATTTAAAGGTTACCGGCTAGACAGCCAATTAAAATACAAATGATAAAAATTACAATCCCAGTGGTTAGACTTACACTATCGTTAATGTAGTCTTTGTTTTGTTCTTTCCAATTCATAGCGTTTTGTTTTATGGTTTCGTCATATTGACGGAGTAAAGATATATTAACATTAGTTATAAACAAAACTTTTACACAATTATTTTTATTTTATGATAATTTTAACATTTTGCTAAAGAATTTAGCATTTTAATAGGGTAAAATGTCCAGTTTATTATATAAAAAAAGGGACGTAGAAACGCCCCTCGCTTAAACCATTATGTCTGTCTTGCTATGAATTTGGACTAAATTAAGCCATTATTTGATATAAACAAAAAACTCCTGGCTTTTTACACCAGGAGAAACCAACTATGAAAAAACAACGTTACAAAGATAACTTTTTATTTAGAGCCGTCTTGTAGGGGTAAATGCTTACTATTGTCCACCTTTCGATACCCCATTTTCCATAGCAATTTGGTTAAGATTACGCTTTTTTCAATAACCTCTTCTTCGCTGGCTTCGCCATAAAGTATGTGGATGCACTCGTGTATTAATATCTCCATTTCCTTACGTCCACGCAAACGAGGATCAATATATATAATGCCATCGCTTTCGGCTATGCCGTGCGCCTGTTCTCTGCCTAGTTTTTTATATATAACTTTTATTCTCACGATTTTAACAATATTTCGTCGGGTCTGCTTTCTACGGCTACATACTTTGTGCCACCTCGTACCTTAGCTAATGCCTGTTTTATTTCCTTTTCGATAGTATGTAAAACATTTAAGTTTTTAACCAATATCTCTTCTTGTTCTTGTAGTGTCATTTTGTTGAATTTTGCCGGTAGTTTGATTTTCATTTTAATATACTTTATCGTTATTGTTTTCTATTATTTTGCGAAGATATAAAGCTAAATCCAATGCTTCTTCATAAGCATAATAAATCCATTCATTATTGCCTAAATCTTTACGGTCTAATGTTGTGCCGTACTCTAGTTTGCCTTTGGCCTCACGCTTACGCATATCCTCAATAACTAATGTTAAAATATTTGAGTCCATTATTTATCGGTTTTTTGATGGAATTTATGACAAGTATTGCATTGGTATCTTATTTTCTTTACTCCGGATGCCGTTATTCTAGTGCCGTGCCTCATTAAATCTTCGCTTCCACATTCAGGACAAGTACCTTTATATTGGTTAAATCTTACTCCATAATGCGTTTTAGCGTCTATATGATTATTTAGTTCTTTGTGTACTTTCTCTAATAAAACAACGTCTTGGATGCAGTAGTCAATCATTTTATTCAACGCTTTTTTATCGTTCTTTAGCATTATGTCCTTCCATAAATCAAAGTCAGTATGTAGTTTTTGTCCTATACCTAAAAACTTGCCTATGTAGTCTAAACGGTTTGAATTAAACCTAAACTTAGAACGTGCTATTTTTAAGGTGTCAATTGTAGTGTAAGATGGAAACATTTCAATCCTATGATAAAGGCATCGTGTCCTAATCCAAGCTAAATCAAATTTATCGCCATTATGACCAATCAATTCGTCTGCTTCGTTAGCAACCTTAATAAATTCTTGTAGTAACTTTTTGTCGCATTGTTTTGCGTCCCAATGTAAATAATAGACATCCTCAGACTCTTCCCATTTATAGCATATACAAATTATTGCACGTTCTTTTATTATGTTCTCCGTTCCAATATTTAATTTAAAGCCGGAAGTCCAGAATAAGCCTACGTTAGCGCTTACTTCTATATCGAAGTAAAGCCTTTTGCGTTGTGTTTTCATTATGTTGGGTTTGTTTATATGCTATCCCTTATTAGGTCTGCTTCTGCCTCTCTTCTAATTACTAAGCCATCAAGTCCTACCCCTTCCCACAGTCTTTTACTCTTTTCAATCTCTTCAGCAATGCCTTCGTAATCTTTTAATTTTACCAATTCTACTATCGCTCTCATTTCCTTTCTTCTATCTCCGGCTAAACTTGTACCCCTGTTAAACACCATTGATACTAATGCTCCTTGAGTGTCCTCGTTTAAATGGATCATTTCAGGATAAATAGTTAATGCTGCTTTATAAAATCTAGGTACTGAGCTTTTAACGAACACATCATAAGCAATATTGTACGGTATGCGAACATTTAATACTTCGCCTCTAATCATTGCCTTAGCCTTTTCTCCTTTTAATCCACATAAAGGCTTCAACGCATTGACAAAGTTTAAATTCAAGCTAGGCGACCAATCAGCCAAAAACTGTTTTTCGGTATTATATCCCAAATCGTAACCTATTCCCACAGTAACTCCCGAAGCTCCACCTGGCCACGTTGGTTTTTGTAAGGCTTTCTCGTAGTAGCTACGACCCCCTATCTCAAATTGTATGATTAAATCAATTGATTTTTTAGAAATCATAGAACCTTATTTAATAAATAAGCAGCCGTAAAATGTGCTAAAATCAAAATTGTTGTAATTACGTAGTCTTTTTTCATATTATTTTATTGCTTTGTCAATCATTGTGTCAGGAGCAAATAATAAGCCAATGCCTGTGCTAATACCTACCAAAGCACCTGTCCAATCAGCTTTACCTAAAAATACTGTCGCAATCGCTCCAATTATTAAAATCAGTCCTATTGTGGTCGTTTTCCACGCTTTTAAATTCTTCATATTAAAATAACTTTTTATAGTAGCTAACCGAATATTGGTTAGTTGTAATGCCAAAGTTAAATAAATCGTTTTTAGCCGTTTTAAAGGTCAAGCCTACTCCTATGCCTAATTTGTTGTCAAAGCGTCTTAAATCGCCTAAAACACCCAAATAAAGGCTATTCTTGTCCTTGTGGTATATGTCGTTTGTGATTGTGATAGTTCTCTCCTTGATATTGGCTATAAATTGCCTTCCTTTTATTGCATTTTGACTAATGGTGTCAATTATGGTAAATTTTGAACTATCTAGTGTAAATGTGTCCGTATAAACTTTTGTAGTTAAATAGTCTTTAACTATAGTTACGGTATCGTGAATTGTATCTAGGATGAAATTATCCTGTAAAACTAAATAAGGGATATCTTTCCCTTTTGTGTACTTAGTAAAAGTTTTCTGCTGGTAAACCGTGTCAATCTTTGTAATGATAACCGGCTCGTCTTTAGTGTAGCGTGATGTTCTCGCTATGAAGATTATAAGAATAGCCACCAATAATGTAATGACTACCTCTTTCATTATTCGCGGTCTTGTTTGTTTTCTAATGCAACAAATAACTTGTTTAAGCTAGTTTGTATATTGTCAAGTTTCTTGGCTATCACATCCTCTTGCTTTTCAACCATATTAACACGCACTTCAAGTTCTTTCAGTTTTAAACTTACTTTAACGTAAATGCTAATTAAACCGATTATTATAGCAATGGCTTGTCCAGCCAAGAAAATTGCAATAGTTTCCATTACTCTTCGTTTTTAGGCTCTTGTTGAACTCCTTGCTCTTTTGCTAAATTTCCTAAGAATTGAAAAATAGGATTTGCATACTTAGCCGGAAGCTCTAGTAAATAAGCCTCTAATTCTTTTACTTGTTGTTCTGATAATGTAATCATAGTTATTTATTTTATACAAATATATTAATTAAAAATCTATATAAACCAAAATTAATTTATTGGATTAGTAAAAGGTAACGGAAGTACTACAATCGGTGGATTAATAATATTCTCTATTTGTTGGTCTAATGCTAAGTCTATTGCCGTTGTGTCTAAGCCACTATCTAACCATCCACAAACTTGCTCGTATGTTAAATCAGGGTAAGCCGTAAAGTCGGTTTCGCTAGGTGTTAAACATCCCATTGTACCGTAACTAGAAACTAAGATTTCGTCTAATTGTGCCGTTCTAGTAAAGTGAACAGTTACCACTACATCAGTTAAGCCATCTTCCGTTGGCTTTGTGTCCATTTGATTAATTACCCAATTTTTTGTACTCATTTTATTTTATTTTAGCTTTTAATTCTTCTATTTGTGCCTCAAGTATTGATATTTTATTATCATATTTGTCAACTATTTCTTGTATTGCTTTTACTAATGCTGCTATTATTGGTCTATCTTGTAAACCTATAAAATCATCTTTTTCAACGTATGCCTGTGGAATAAATTCTTTAACTTCTTGTGCAATAAATCCTAAATATTTATTAGAATTTTCGCTATCAGTTTTCATTCGGTATAAAGTAGGCTTCAATCCTAATATTGCACTTAAACCTATTGTGCTATCTTCAAAATCTTTCTTTTTATTAATATCGGATAATGCAGTATAAGCACCTGTTGATGGGTTAATTGAAACAATATTTCCAGAAGTTAAAGAACTATATAAATAAATTGTAGTATTTCCTGTTGCATACCAAGTATATAAGTAACTATTATTTGACCTATCAGCAAATATATATCCACCTGTTGAGCCTGTTGTTAAAACATCTCCGGTTACTTGTATTTTACCATTACCTGCATCACTCGTTGCACCAACTAATAATTTCCCCCCACTTGTAATACGCATTCTTTCACCTCCATTAGTTACAAATGCTTGAAAGTGAGAAGTGGGGTTTATATATAAATAATCATTACCTAACGTAGTAGCCGTAGAAGCACCAAAAATCGCTGCATTTGCATCTGAATATATTTGTCCATAGTTTCCACTTGCTCCTACAAAATTTGCTATAACTCCATTTGCTCCTGCAATATGTAATAAACTACTTGGACTTGTTGTTCCTATACCTACATTGCCTCCGTTAGTTATATACATAGCATCAGTCCAAGATAAAGCTGCACCTGCTGTGCCACTTGGAGCGGTTCTAAAATGGAACCCACCATCTATTAATATTTCATTTGCTACACCTGTATTAGTATATTTCCAACCTCCATTATAATATGCATTAATACCAATATCACCTGCTATTGTACTATCAGTTCTACCTGTTACAAATACTCTACTATTAGTATTCCCAATTTCAAATGGAACATAATAAATATTTTGCCAAGATGAAGCTGATATTCCACCTGCCGTTACACTACTAGAGAATGTAGCTGCTCCTGCACTTGATAATGAATAAACCGCAATATTAGATGCATCTCTTCCAAACATTATAAATTTACCACTACCACTTGGTGCTTTTACTGTCATTCCAATATCTGCATCATCAGGTGCGCCATTAACATTTACTCTACTAGAGAATGTAGCACTTGTACCCGTTAAAGCACCTGTAAATCTTCCTGTACCATTAACATCTAATAAATAAGAAGGGCTACTAGTTCCAATTCCAAAATAACCATTAGAGGCTAATAATCTAGCTCTTTCGGTATCAGCCGTACCTAATATTAAATCCCCACCGTTTCTAGTACCTATCGCAAAGTTTGAAGCATAGTTACTAAAGAACAAAGCAAGGTTTGCTCTTGATATTCCAAAGTCGCTACCGGATGCAGAACTTGAATATTGTCTAAAATATGAAGTTGAAGTATCGTTATAGTTTCTTACTGCAATCTCACTATAATCAGTTGAACTATTTGTTTTTAATAAAAATGAAGCTGCTGCACTTGCGTTATAAACATATAACTGTGCTAAAGCTGAACTAGGATTTCCTATTAATAAATTAGTTCCGTCAAACTTTAAATTGTTAGAACCTGTAACGCTTGAAGTTCCATTAAAGTAAGTAACCTGACCACTTGTACCTGTTCCTGTTACCGGATTAGTTAAAGCGTTTTGCTTATTGTTAAAAGTGTTCCAATCGGTAGAACTTAAATATCCATCTGTTGAAGTAGTCGCTTGATTTATAGATATAGCAGGGGTTGTTCCACCACTAGAGACAATTGGAGAAGTACCTGTTACTGAAGTAACATAAGTACCGGCAGCTTGATATTGTGGTATATTTAAAGTATTACCAACCAATGTAGCTGCACCTGAAGTTCCTGTTGTTGTTAAAGTAATTGCTCCCTGTTTGCTATTAAATGTTGTCCAATCGGTACTAGATAATAAACCTTGTTGGCTACCACTTGCAGTAGCTATTGACAAAGTTATTGTTCCACTTGTAGTAACAGGACTTGAACCAATTGTAACCCCACTTGTAGAAGAAGATAAGCCAACACTCGTAACCGTTCCACTTGTTAATTGACTTGTTAAAGCTACCGTTCCTGAAGCAGCCGGAAATAAATAAGTATAATCACTACTATTATAAAAACTTAAACTAATTCTTTTATTTGTATCTCCATCATATAAAGCTAAAGTGCTATTCCCTGAACCTACACCTTTAATAGCATATATAGAATAATAACCCCCAAATGCCGTAATTGATGCGTCAAACTTTACATTTAAAGCATTATCAAAAGCAACAGGAGTATTAAATGTTTTTAACCCTGTGATTGTTTCGTTACCGGCTAAATGTACTACTAAGCTATTGTTTGCAGGAGTGTAACCTAAAGCCGTTGCAATACTTTTATTTTCCCATAAAGAGTTTGAACTATTATAAAATATTCCTTGATTATTTGTAGGGCTTGAAATAGCTACATCGTGTAATTCTCCTAATTCGTAGCCGTTTTGTATTCTAACCTCTACTACTCCTTGAGTTGGATGTGATCTAACTACAATACCTACATAAACTAAATGAATAGGCGCAGAAGGCTTTGTTGAAGTCCACGCTCCGGCAGTCGTACCACTTAAATAAAGTTGTGTGCCATTTGGATAAGCCTGAGTATCTAAATCGCTTAATGAACCTATAACAGTTACAAAACCGTTATTCATATTAGTAATATCTGCTCTTACTACTCCGTAAGTTTGTGCGCTTGTTGCATCGCTTGTTGCTATCGCCTTAGTTACAGTTGGCAAATTACCGTGTCCACCGTTAATGTAAACAACAGTTCCCTTAGTCAAGGTCGCTCCTGTTTCATTGTAAACCTCAGTAATTAAATTTTGTGCAGCCGTTGCAGTTGAAGGAAATGTAATTAAACTTCCGTCCCCTGCTACATATTGAGCAGAAGTTCCGGCAAATCCTATATTGATTGTCCCACTTGTAGTAATCGGAGAGCCTGTAATTGTTAAAGCATCCCCACTTTCAGTAACCGCTACGCTAGTAACCGTTCCACTCGCTCCACTTGCTCTTTGCCAAATACTTCCTGAGTATATAACTTGGTCGCCTACATAAAAAGTAATTGGACCAGCACCAAAGTTAACCGTTCCGGCTACGTTACATAAATAAACGTCTCCTTGATTTCCTGTGCCGTTAGCTAGAGTAGGTGTGTTAGTAGCTGCATCCCAAGTACCCTTATATTCCATTACCGAATTTGGTAACTGAGATACTAATATCTTTCCGTTGCTATCTAATTGTGGAATACCATTTGCACCGTTAATAGGCAAAGAATTTAGAACACCTGTTGAGCCGGTAATTACACCTTCTAAACTTCTAACTTTTGCGCCACTCGTTATAACTAATTGATTGCTCATTTATCTATTTTTATCTATTGAAATAAAGCCCTTACATATTCCCCACTTTCTAACGCTCTACTAAATGTTAAAATGCCTGTCGCTGAGTCCCATTTAACTTGCTCGTTTACTGGAGTACCTGAACCAATTATATCCTGAACGTCAACACCACCCCTTGAAACATATAAACAGCTCTTTCCTAACATATCAGTCCAAGTAATTGTAGTTTCTGCGCCGGCAGCCGTGTAGCCTTTTGTATAAACTACTCCACCTGCAACAATTACTGTTCCACTTGGGTCAACCGTAGTTCCACTTGTTGCGTAAGCTCCTGTCCCTTGTAAAGAAACCGAATAAGTCGCTATATCCTTAAATGGCGCATTCATTTGAAAGTTACTTAAATTAGTCGTTCCACTAATAATAACTAATCCGTCAACACCATTATCAATAACAAACTTTATATTTATTGGAGTTCTATTTTGTTGTATGTTTAAGAAGTTTAAATATCCGTAACCGTCTAAAGTTACTATACCATCGCAACTTACCGTCCAACTAGCCATATCTAACTTATATTGACGATACCAAGACGAAGATTGAGATGTTACTTCCTTTTGATCTACTTGTACGTTAAACGTGCAATTAGTTGAACACGCAAAAGGTATATCACGTCCATCAGGATATTCCAAAGATGGTGCTTCGTGATAATAAAGCATTATATTTTTTCCTTTTATTAAGTCTGCCATAATTACAAATTTAACTATAAATTTCTAGTATCTGCCCTTCACTACTAATCTTATAAACGTGTATCGCTGGGTCTAAATCTAATTTATACCATAAGAACGAACCGTTAAACGGAACGGTCAAAGTATCGTTATTGTAGAATAAATATCCTACAGGTGGGTCTTGCTCGTCAGTACCCGAATAAACAACATCTGAACCAACGGTTGCAGCTGCAGCTTCCGAATAAGTATCATATCCTTCACTTCTATATCTAACAAAATATTCCGTTTCAGGATTAATAACTGAACTATCGTATTTAGTAGTTACTACTGCATTCGGATTATCTAAGTCAGTAATCTCTAATAAAGAACTTTGTATATTATCATTAAATAAATCCATTGAAGTATTTCCTACAATATATTTTTTATCCTCTACGCTAATTTGAGGCGGGTCAGTATCTTCTGCTTTTATTCTCATTGCTCCACTAAAACGACCATTAGTAGTGTCCATACTTGTAAACGTACAATCTAAATTAATAATGTTTTTAGATAATACGTTTGCATATTGCTTTACTACTAACTCGCTTAAAGATGTATATAATAAACTTGGGTAGTTTAAAGAATACCAGTTATTTAAAGCATTTCCGTTAACATCACTTAAATAACCTTTAAAGTAATTATATGTAGGATATAAACTATTAAATCCTGATAATATCTTAGCTTCATAAACGTAATCATTGTTAGAATTTATATTGCTTATTGTAGTTACATTCTTTAATGCTGACTCTTGCGTTAATACTACGTTTTGTATTTCAACAACTTGCTCTATTATAGTACTTGTAGAGTTTTCTACTGCTATTTCAATGCTCATAGCACCGGAAAAGCTAGTAGCCGGCAAATCAATACTCACGTCATACACTTGGTTACCGTCCTCAAATTTCTCAAAATAGTAATCAGTACCAAAATTGCTCCACTTCTTTTCGCTATTCAAATACCAAATACCAAATCCACTACTTGTCCCATCTATAATAATCTTAACTGTTACCACGTTCGGGGGTGTTATACTGTAACTTTTTAACGTTGCATTAAAAGATAAAGTCCCAATATCTCCAATGTTAAATCCTGTTAAATATGTAGTTTTTATTCTAGCATAACCAGCAGCCGAAGTAACCTTTTGTAAACTTAACACCATAGCATTAAAATCCGAGTTGGGATTTTGCTTTAATGTTACCGCTCCGTATAAAGAAGTATTTGTCCAAAAGTTTGCATCATTACCAGCTTTAGCCTTAAATGTACCGTTTGAAATATAGTTATCAGCATACTCAGCGTCATTCTTACTCACTATCGTATTATAACCTTTCCTTAATAACTTAAATTGAGAATTGCCGGCAAAGAATAAATTGCTCGTATTGCCTGAATATCCTTGTATAGTTCCTAAGTCGGATATTTCCCCACTTTCTATTGGTAAAGCATTTTCATACAAAGTATAATAATAGCTATCAGCTGCTATTTGTGTTAATGGAACAATATACCAAATCCCTTTAGCTTGGAATAACCTTGAACCAAACCCACTAACAATCATTGTTAATACCTCAAGATATGTTTTACCAATAAAGGATAAATTTTGATAATAAGATTGATTTAATGGCTCTGCTTCAGGGTCGTCATCTCTATTGGTCATTCCTGAACTATAAAAACTAATACCACTCAATATGTTTAAATCAGTAGGGAAACCAATCTTGCTTAAAGCGCTATCTACATAATATAAAGCCTTTTTTCTAGTTATTACCGTTTCATCCGTTGGATTATCAAACGTTATCTTCCCTAATAAACCTAATCCGTCTATTGCGTTAAACTCTAATGTTCTACGACCTGTACTAAATCCAAACTGTACTACATCACTAATTGTCCAACCTTGAAAGTCTATATCAGTATCGTTGTTTAATAACTCTACAAAGTATTTCCTGTCGTCTAACTCCGTAAAGTCCGGCATATTCTCTAAATCTTCGGTAACGTCAATGGCTACTGCTAATTGAGCAACGTAAATAGGCTCAAATACGTCATCACTCATTGGGATATACTGAATAGATATTGTTTCGGCTGGGTACTCTATTAAGTCCCCTACATATCCTTCTTCGGATAAATATAAATATGATGTACTACCTGATTTGGTAGCCATCGTAATTTTGTACTTTCTATTATATGCCATTTCCTCGTCTTAGGTTAAGTGAATAGTTACTTCTTTGCAAAGCTAATACTAAATCGTTGCCTTTTAATACAAATTGTCCATTTCCACCACCACCGGCACCACTCATTGCACCAGCATTAAACGTACTGTTCATCATATTGCTAAGTTTGTTTAAAGGCATTACAGCCTCGCTTTGTCCACCCTCTCCAACCATTGCTAATGTTGGTCGTGAAACAATTCCACCCTCAGCCATTCCTAAAATCTTTTTTAATCCACCAAAGAAACCACCACCGGCAGAAGCAGCAGCAGCACCACCAGGAAGCAACATCATTATTCCTTGAAATATTGTAGCTTGTATAATTGCAGCCGCAAACTTTTTAACTAAATCTTCTAAATAATTACCTAATGCCTGTAAAGGATTTTCGCCTTTTGACATAGCATCAAACATTGTCATAAAACCTTCAGTTAAAGTAGTTGCAATTACTTCTGCAAATTGCTTAGTATTTTCCGCTGCATCTTTTATATCTTCATTAAATTTCTTTATCCTGTCTTGGTCTGCTTTCATAGATGCAGGAAGCTGTGTACTAATTTTTCTTTCACTAATTGGAGTTTTTTCTTCTTCCTTTTCTCTCCTTTTGTCCTGCATTGAAATAGTATCACGAATTGCAGAAACTCCAGTTTCAGCTTTTACTGTTTCTCCATATTTCTTCCAAAAATTCAACATTCTATCGTGAATTTTCATTTGCTCATTAGCCCATTTTTCAGTTGCTTTTGTGTCTGCTTCTAATTGTGCAATATCATCCTGTAAAGTATAATCTTTTACTTTAGCTGCTTTTGGTGCAGTTGTACCTGTAAGATTATAATCTCCTGATTTAAAAGACTCTTTTGTTAAATCCGATAAAGAATTTTTTAATGAGTCAATAACTTTTTTAGTTTTATCAGCTTGTTTTGCATTATTATCTAAAGCATCGGTTGCTAATTTAGTAGTAATATTAGCAGCATTCATTGCTACATTACCACCCTTTAGTGAACCTGTAAAAAAGTCCCAAGTTTTAGACCATCCTGACAAATCACTTACTTGCTCTTCAATTTCAGCCGTTTGTAATCTTACTAATTGAGCATATTGTTCTCCTATAATTTTAGAAGTTGCTTCTATTTGCGCCTTTCTTATTAATGCTTCGGACATTCTATTGATAACTGCAATTAATTGCTCGCCATCATTAATGTCAGTTTTTTGTAATTCTACGTTTCCTTTATGTGCTTCCTTTAATTGTTTTAATGCAGCCTCTCTTGCTTTTGTTGACATTGTAACGTCAGTAATAACTGAAACTAATGCTTGGTCAGTTGCAATAGTTGCTTCAACACCCTTTAAACTATCAAAATAAGAGTCTCTAATTGCTTTATTAGCTTTTTCTAATTCAGTTTCTTGACCAATTAAAGAAACAATATCATCGCCAAATGCTACAACTAAAGAAGATATTGCACCCAAAGCAAGTCCAATACCAGCTGGACCTGTTAAACCGCCTACTAATGCTTTTAATGCGTTTCCTGCGCCACCACTTTCCTTGCTTAATCGTTGAAAACTTTCTAATAATGGGTTTAAGTTATTCGCAATACCCATAAATCCATAAGGAGCATCCTGCGCAACCCTAGATAAATTTGTTAAAGCATTTGTTGCATCACCAGTTGGCTTTGTGTTAGCTTTTACTGCGTTGCCAAAATTAGTTACTGATTGAGAGGCTTGGTTTAAACCGTTTTGTAAGTCTTGCGTATTTGCACCAATAATTATCTCTAAATTTTCCGTAGCCATTTTATATTAGTTTACTCCATATAATTTTAAAGTCCTTGCTAGTTGTTCTTCCGTTAGCATTGTTTTTTCCTCAACCTCTTCCACATCGTCAATTTGTGGAATGTGCCAAAATGATCTAAGCGATTTAGGGGACTTTTCAGCCGTGTTACTTAGGTATATAATATAGGCGAGGTTTCTAGTCCTCGCCCATTCATTTAACTCTTTTCTTTCCTTTCCCATTACAATAATAGAAAAGTCTTTCCAAGTCATTTCCCAAAACTCATTGGGTCTTATATCGCACTCTGCGGCTTTAACTAAAATATCATCCCAGCTTAGTTTTATTAGGCTTTTTTTTTTCTTCCTTTACATTTCCTTGAACAGTTGTTACAGTAGTCGAAATGATATACTTAACATATTCTATAAACTGCCCATCAAGATTAAAAAGCCCACCTATTTCATCAATCCAATCACAAACATCATTTTCAGTATATTCAATGTCTTGTTTGTTACTTACGCAAGCTGACTTATATCCTATATGTATCATTTTTACAACAAGGTCTAAATCAAATTGCGTTCTTCCTAATAGTTCAAAGTACTTGTCAATACCGATATTATTTGCTAAGCAAAATTCACGCATTGCCCAAGTACCCCATTTCAAGGGGATTGTTTTGTTGTTTAGTTTTAGTTCGAACATAGTTGTTGTTGTTTTTTATTAAGCTGTTACTGTTTGAGTTAAAGGTGGAACTGCTACTGTGAAAGTTGCACTAAACTTAACATCTTCTTTATCAGCTGCGTTTACGTCAAATGCTGAAATGAAAACGTCTCCTGAGTAAGTTACGTTACCTGCAACAGGTGTAGCCTCGCCCATTTTAATTGCAAATACAGTGCCGGCAATAAATGCAGAATACAATTGATTGTAACTGTCTTTAGAAGCCGTTCCGGTTTGGTCGATTGCAAAACCGTCTGCCTTAATTGATTGTGTGTACGCTGGCCCAGGTTGGAATTGGTCGCCACATTTAGAAGTTGCATCAATCACGTTTAAAGATGAAGTGATGTTGTTAGAAGTAAGACAAGCAACAGGCTTAAATGTAGCGTTGCCGTCTATGTCTGCTAATAATAGGTAGTCTCTACCCGATACTTTAGTTTCTGCCATTTTTATTGAATTTGTGTTATTGTTAAATTATATGTTATAAGCGTTCTAAATACATTGTCTAAAGGATTTAAACCGTCTAAATTTGTGATACTTTGAACGAATAAGCTGGTTGAAGTCCAACCATTTGGAAGCGTTATTTTAGTATCCGAATTTATCGCAGTCAACACCAAATTAGATATTGTTTCCGAACGTTTATAGCCAAAGTTAGCATTTTTTGTTATTATGTCAACAATGATTACGTTTGAGTTTGTATATCCTGATTTGCCTTGTTCTTGGCTTGATGTTCTACCGTCTAAAACAATATACTCCGTTAAATCATTATCCGGAGCCATACCATCATAAACAGGTAAACCGGTAGCCGTTCCCAAATTGGTAACAAACCATTTTTTTATCTCTATATTAGGATTTAGCATCTTTTAATATTTTTTCTATTCTTAATTTTAGTTTAGGTCTTTCCTGTTCAAATGCTGGTATTAAAAACGGTTGCGCTTTCATCCCTTTTCTTAATATACTAACGGCAATCATATAAGCAACTGATTTGCTTTGTTTTCCACTTGCTATACCTTTCTTTTGTACCCATTCAGTCAAAGCCTTTAACATTTCCTTAAAAGTGCCACCTGTCTTTGTTTTAAACTGAGATGCGTAACTTTCAAATCCCTTAGGTATAGAAACTTTGCCACCTGTCCCAAACTCTACATAAGGAGCATATTTAGCCGATGCTCCAACTGAATACATAAAAGCATTTTGCCCTTTACTTTGTTCAACTAAATAGATAGTATTTCTTAAAGTACCTAAATTTACAGGGGCTAATTTTTTAGCATCCGATTGTATTTTTAATGCCGATACGTTAACCTCGTCTTTTAATTCGGTTTGTACTGCTTTACTGTACTTATCGAATTTTTTCAAAGCATCACTCATTCCCTTTATATCTATTGTAATAGCACCCATTTATGCATACATTTCAATTTCCCAAAATCTATGTGCATTGTCCACATCCTTAATAGAATGGATTGTAAAACGTTGCCCTTCGACCTCTAATTGGTAATTATCGTTAATTGTTATATCGTATCTAATAAATAGCTTTGCGTATCTATTAAATGACAATTGGCTTTCTTGTATCGCTCTATTTTGTGGCTGAGGTCTATAATCGCCCCATACAGTCGCTTGAAGCGCAAATGAGGTAGTATATCCACCTTCGCCATCCGAAGTCCTTGTTGGAGCGTAAATGCCTATTCTACGCGTCATAGAATTGGCGTCAACGTAATTGTCTTTATGTAGTCCTATTCTCATACTATAAAATTGGGCTTGTTCTTGTCCATCTTTGGCAAACTCTCCAAGTTTTCTCACATATTCCCATATCGTCAACATCCATACCTCTATTCTCGTAACCGTAGTTGATTTGATCTAAAATAGCAATCTTAATCTCTTTTGGTACTGTTGTCATTCCTGTTGTATAGATAGCCTTTAAATCAGCCCATAAAGGACGTTGTAAGTTAGGATATTGACCACCTACTAAATTATAAACGTTTGTCCCTAATATATTTCCGTTTGCATCCGTTAAGCTAGTAAATGAAGTCATTGGGCCAAATGGAAGCTGGAAATTGCCGGCACTATTAGTGAACCATAATGTAACCGTTTTTGGGGTTATACTTATGTTAGCAGCTTTCTCTACGGCTTGTCTTGATTGAGTAATAAGTTCAGCAAATAAATCATCTTCAATGCTATTATCTACTCTACAATACTGTTTAGCTTCGGCTACTGTTACAGGCTCCGTAATTGTGCCTAAGTCGGCTTGGGTGTAATCTATAATGAAATTATACATATTCCTTTTTTACAAATTTACAATAATATAAATAAAAAACCCCCACCTTTTAAAGTGAGGGTAATTTATTAGGTAAAACTTAAAATTATACGTTACCTAAGTCAGCGAAGATTGCTGAACTTGGTTGCATTAAGTTAATGTCCTCATAACACTCAATACGAGCAGTAACCATATTTTGTTGGAAGTTGCTAGCATTCTCATAAGAGAATTCGATAGCTAAACCTTCAACCTCAACACGCTCACAATAGTTGTTATCTAAGATTAACACCTTGTCATCAGCTACCCAAGAAGCAGCGATTACAGGTACACCCCAAATTGTGATACCACCGTTAGGGTTAACGATTACTGAACCTGAACCAGCGTAGTAACCTGCGTTGATTGTCTCTTTCAATAAACGTCCCATTTGAGTTGGGCTAACTACTGCAAAAGAAGCTACATAGTTTGCAGTCTTTTGGTTTCCGATATAGTCAACTAATTGCTCTAAATCTACAGTTGCAGAAGTAGTTGTTGAACCTGTTGCAGCACCACTTACAGTTGTATAGAAAGCACTGTTCTCAGCTTTGTAGAAATCTCTAGTCAACATTCTTGGTAAAGTTGTACTCAAGAAAGGTAAAGATTTAGCCATTTGCTTAGAGAAAGTAGAGAAACCTGCGATGTAGTCGTTAACAACTTTTACTTCGCTTAATGCGTAACTGTTCTCGCCTTTGTTAGAACCTTCAGTTTGAGCGCCAATGTTGTTAGTTGTAGAAGTTTCCTTATAGAAAACATATAAACCACTTGTTGAACGTACAGTAGGTACTAAATCACGGAAGTTTACTGCTTGGCTTGGTAAGATAGCAGCGTTAGGAGCGTAAGACGCTTGTGCATCTCCAGTTAAAGAAGCTGATAGAGTCATAGACTTAACATCGCTTAAATCTAAACGGAATTTACCACCTGACTTCATTTCTTTTTCCATTAAATCCATATTGCCGTCAAGTTTTTCCATAATAGCCTCATCCATAAACTTAACTTGCTTAGATGCAGCTTTCTTTTGAGCAGCGTTTTGTGCGTCGATTTGCTTTTGCATTTCGTCAGCAACAACTTTGATAGAAGTTTTTACTTCTTCGATTTGAGCGTTAACGTCAGACTTAATGCCTTTTACGTTTTCAGCCATTTCATTAATTAAATGTTCCATTTTTTACTTTTTAAATAGATTGTTAAATTGTGTAATTGCCTTTAATACTTGTTCGTTATCTTCTTTCTTTTCTTCTTGCACCGGCTCAACTGATTGCTCGGGTTGAGTGATTTCTTTGATTACTTCGATTTCTAATAATTCGCCTTGTATCTTTTTTATTTCAATCTCTATTAGGCTAAACATTTCATCGGTAAATTTACCACCTTTGAACGCTTTAATTAGCTTTTCGAGTCTATTGCTTAATTCTTGTTTTTTATCTTTTATTTCCATTTCTCCTTTAAATCCTAATGTTGGTGTTTCAGGATTTGCACCCCAAAGAACGGCTGAACCTTCATATAGTTTTAATTCAGTAATTGTTCTTATGCCGTTTTTGTCAACGTTAGATTTTACAGTACTAAAACCGATTGAATGCTGATTAATTAAACCAGCCTCATAAAGTTTTATAATATCTTCGCCTGTTTCAGTTTCTACAATTGGAGTAATTGCAATTAGCATATCCTTTTCAATATATAACTGTTCAGGTTTACCAATTACGGCTTCCATTTCTGCGCAATGGTCAACTAATGACCAAATAAGATTTTTGCCGGCTGGCCCTCTTTCTGCTAATGTTTTAGTAAACGCTTCCGGTACGATAATATCGTTATCTAAATCAACGTTACCACATCTTGCCCATACGGCTTTTACTCTACGTTGCTCGCTATCAACATCCATTATGTTATTGCCTATATCTTGTTTTTCAACAAGTGTATTTTTTAATTGCATTGTACTCATTTGAACAAAGTTATTATTTTTTTTATTATGATAATGCGTCAGCTAGTAATTGTCCGATTTCATAAGCAGCGAAATTTGTTAATAGTTCCCAAATAACTCCGGCATCTCCTAAAGGTGGATTGTCTGCTAGTTTTTGCACTTTGCCATTTGCACCTCTTACGGCTTCATATCCTAAAGTACAACGACAATTACAAACGTTACCTGCGTGAGCCGTACTATCGCCTGGATGCAACATATTGTCAATATATTGTTTAGCCGGCACTACAAACTTTTTATCCATCGGTATTTGTACTCCGTCCATATGTAAATGGTCGTTTGCATCTCTAGGCATTCTTCTAGTCCTATTATCTTTTGCTGCAATCCATTCTTTAACGGTTACTAATCCTGTACTCATTGCGCCCACCATTGAACCAATGTTAGCAGCTCTTGCCGTTTCCGTTCTAGCTATTAGCTCGGCTCTATAATTTGTTATACCTGAAGTTTTAAGTAAGGCAATTATTTCCGGCATTGTCAATCCTTCCTCTTGTCCCTTTATTAAAAACTTTCTTATTTGTTCTTTTGTAGTGTCGGTTATATCAGCTGCTAATTGATCTAATCCTTTTGTCTCTAAATACTTGATAATAACGTAAGCGAATAAATCAGTTTTTGCGCCTTTAATCTCCATTGGTACGTATGCCCCTTTAGCGCCCTTTTTAACCGTTTTTTCGGCAGTTAACCCCATTTTAGTACCTAAGGCAACGTGCAACTGTTTAATGGTCTTTTTGAGGGCTTTATCGCTAATTGCGTTATAGTCTTGGGTACGACAATAAGTGTCCACCTGTTTTTGTAATTCCTTTTGGAATTTAGGGGAATACTGAATAAGGGCATTCATATATAGTTTCCTATAATCTTGCCAAATCATTTATTAAGAGTTAAAAGGTAAATCGTCTTAGCTATTAATTGAGCAACCTCGTCTATTTGATTTTGTATCCAGCTATCTTGATAGATTGTTTTGCGCTCCTTTTGTACGAATGCGTATAATTCTTTAAAATATGCTTGTACTGCTTCATTACTTACATAATTCTGCAAAGTACCTACTGAATAATTTTTAGGACGTCCGTATATGCCGGAAACGCTTTCTACTAATCCATCATATAAATCTTCAATCTCATCTTGATAAAAGTCTAAGGCTTTATGCTCTGCATAGCTCATTGTTTGATTGTGCCATACAATCGCCTGTTCTTTACTGTCTAATAACTGGCTTATAAATTCTACGAATTGCATCTTATTTTATTTAGGTTCGTTAATTGTTAACGGTTGGAATTGATCTAAAGGCTGTAAGCTACTTGGAACGTAAAGTTTCTCAAGTTCTTCGGTAGGGATATAATCAGGGTTTTTAATTCCCATTATCTCCATCTTTTGTGCCGGACTAATCCACCACGCTTTATCCAACCATTCTACTTGCTCAGTCTTGTTTGCTTCTAATTCTTGGAAGACTTGAATATCATAACCGATATAAACATTCGTACCTCTATAACCCCAATCGCTATGCAATTTCCTGTTCATATTCTCAGCGATAGCGTCTAACAAAGGAATAGCACAACGTAATGTTAAAGCCTTCTCTCCTTCTCTTTGATTGTTGTAGGTCTTATTGTCTGCGTCATTCAATAACTGACTAGGCACTCCGTAAATATTACAAAGTGATTTCATATCCCACTTCTCACTCTCGATAATGTTTAATTCAACAGGGCTTAATCCAATTTGTTTCCAATCCACTTTATATCCTGATACTGCAATAGAATTGTAATTACTTGCTCCACCTTTCTCACTAATTGATTTCTTTAACGCTTGGGCTTGTTGCGTTCCACTTGTAGGGTCAAAGCGCTCGTCATTCATAAATAATACTCCGGCTGGACCACCATTTTGGAATGAAGCAACTGCAGCCGTCTTAGCTTCGTTTGAACGTGTTAAAGTTCTAGCAGCTGCCATTAAAGGAGATTGACCGTACAACTCATTGCCGGTTACTGTCCAATAAGGGTTAAAGTATTTGTCGTGTAATATTTCTTTGGTATCAAATGTCCACATTTTACCGTAGTATAATTGGTAGCCAACACGTACAGGTGGGAACACTTCCACATTGGCAATGATTGCCATATATTGAGCTGGTAATGCATAAAGTTCAAAAGGTTTGCCATCGTTAGCACCCCCTTCAATCATTTTAGCATAAATGAAGGAATTGCCTGTTAATAATTTAAATCCACACCATTGCTCAACTAAATCTGCCCAAGTGTCCTCACCGTTTGGATATTTAAGCAACTCGTTTAAGCGTGCGTCTCCTGTGTATAGTTCAAATGCTTTTTTGTGTAATTGTTTTACTTCGTTCCAATTCTCGATTTTATCCGGCTGCTTCATTAAAGACTTATATCTTTTAGCTGCAGTTTCATCCACTACTTTATAAACGTGGAATGGCGCAAGTTTTGCCTTGTCAGTAATTAGCTTTACAATAGAGTAAACTATGTCGTTTGATTGATAACCGTCTCTAACATATTGTTGAGCGTTTTGTCCTTGCCACGTTACAATCCCTTGCTGAATTGCTACCTGTGCGCCTAATGGTATATTCGGAAATAAAGTATTTACTTTCTTTTTACTAAAGAAGTCAAGTAGTCCCATATATGTACAATTTAGTCAAAGTTAGTTATTTTATCCTAATAAACTGACACTACAAATTTTGGTGTATATTCAAAAATCATTCTCATAGCTAAACAATCGCTAAAATCTGGTGAACGTCCAATAAGTGCTTTTACTTTATCTTTTGGTATTATTCCTTTGCTACCGTCTTTATCTACGTGCTTTTGCTTTACTTGTTCAAGTTCTTCAATGATTAATTGCTTTTGTTTACCATCAGCATTGATATATAATTTGCTATCATTTATTAACTCTGCTAACTTATAATAACATTGGCTTTTAAGATTGTCAAAGTTTTCTTTTTGCTTAGTAACTGGATTGTCTAAAGCCCTTGAATTGTTTACAAAGCCTTTGCACCTAAGAATATCACATACTCCACCACCTACTCCGTCCTCATCCACTACTATATTAGAAGTTGGTACTTGGTGTTCTTGTTGTAGTTTCTTTATGATATTAGCCACCTCAACAACGCTTTTGCCGTTGTATTGATAAAGTTTAACACGATAGCCAAACCATAAGCCAATGACAGTGCTATCGCTACCGAAGCGAGCAACGTCGCAACTAATGTAAGGTGTGCCACTAGGTAAATAATCGCTAGTAAAGCAGTCGAGTATCTTTTCATAGTCTATTAATTGTGCAGGGTCTAAACTGTATTCCCAATTACCAAATAACAATCTCTCCTTACTTACTTTATCTAGGGTTAACAAGTTCTCTTTATAGTGCTTAGATATAAATGGGTTATCGTCTATTAACGAAGCAATAAACCTTTTATTGTCTGCAATAGTATTTTCTTTTTGTGGCTTATAAAACTCCGAGTAAGTCCAGTTCTTTGCCGGATTGCACGTGTAAAGTATCTTGGGAACTAATTCGTTTTGATCTAACTGAAATCTTATTCTTGATTTTATAATGTTTCGTGCCTTGTCATCTACTTGGTTTGCCTCGTCTATAAATGCATCAGTAATCTCTAACGAACCTAATTCGTCAAAGTTTGGGTCGCTTGGGTAACTATATAGGTCTTTTAGTAAGATAGTCGAACCGTTAAAAAAGTCTATTTGACTTGTTTGTCCGTTGTATTTGTAATGCTTGCCGGCTTCAAGCCCTTGCATCTTAGCAACTTGAAAGAAGGACACAAGAGTAGTTTCCTTGAGCGTCTTTAATACTGCACGTCCTATAA